TGCATCTCTACCTCTGATTGCTCCTCTGATCTGTGATCCGTCGGCCAGTCTTTGTGTACCAGCTGTATTAGTTGCTGTTGGTGTATAAGTATTTATATCTTCTTGATCCGAGAATCTTACAAACATATTATCTTGTGTAGATGTATCTCCAATAGTTGTTTCTGTTCCAAAAAACACTAAGTGTCTATCAGGTGTAGATACCAACATATGTCTTGATGCAGTTGGTGCACCAGATATAATTGTTGCTCTTGTATCTGTTGCATTTGATAAAGATGAATCCCATTCAAACACAGCGCTATCATGTATTAAACAAATTGCTTTATCACCAAAATTATCTAATGACCACATACCTGGCTCTAATACTAAGTCACCAGATGCTGCCTCACCCCATGCAACAAAATTACTTGAATTTGTTACCGTGTCTCCAGCACCATGAGATGAAGGTGATGTGCCTCTAACATCTCTAGTTACACCTGTTAATTCATTAGATGCACTTATACCTGTGTAAGATATTTCTTCACTTCCTATTTGTACAAAGTTTGTACCTGTGCTTGGAAATTGAGAGGGGTCAGTTAATATGATACCGGTTGTAGTTGAAGAGTTTATTGCACCAGATAACGTTGTAGTAAATGCTCCTACTTCTTCTCCACCCCAAGACCCTAGTCCCCAACCAAAACCTTTTGCTTGTACAGCTGGACCAACAGTATAATAATGTTGTACTCTAATACCACCTGATGTTGTTGCACCAGATCCAGACTCATTAGAAGGCATTGTGATTGTAATAGTTGTGCTTGATGGCACAGATGTTACCATAAATTTTTTGTTGTTAAAATCAGACGCACCAAAATTAGAATTAGTTATTGTAGAAAAATTATCTAGTAATACAATATCAGATGTATTGATACCGTGATCTCCACTAAATGTTATAGTAACTGTAGGTGATCCATTGGTCGTGCTGAATGCATTTGAAAGCGTGTTTGTAGATTTAATAGGATGTATGTCATAATATACACCACCTGAGTATGCATATAAAATTCTGTTTGTGCCAATGATAGCGTATTTTCTACCTAAACTATTTACGTAGTGATGAAGTCCACGACCTGCTCCTGTTAAATTACTTTCTCCTAATTGCTTCCAACCACCTATTTTTTCAGGTGTGCCATATCTAAATCTAACATTATAGCAAATTTATTACTTATTTAACAGAATAAAAGCACGGGGGTGTGGTGTGGTGGTGCCCCCGTACCAGTCTATTTTATAGACTATTTTTTAGAATTAGTCAACTTCATACCTTTAAACCAAGCTGGTATACCTATCATAGGTCTTTTATCTAATGCATTTTCTTTTGCCATTTTAGATCCTGATTTATTATAATGTAAAAATACTTGTCCACAATCTTTACCTTTAAACTCATCTCGCCAGTGTTCTAAATCACAACCAGAATATATTAACATATCACCTGGTTTTAGATCTACTTTAACACCTGCTTGACCCCTTTTACCTGTTGGATCAAGATAGATAGGCCATGGGTCACCACCTAAATTTAATGTTGTAGATATCTCACAAGAATATCTATCTTTGTGTCTGGCTAATACATCTCCTTGTTTATATATTCTAGCGTAAGAGTAAGTCTCACTTAATTTTAATCCTGTATGTTTTTCCATAACAGGTTTTACTTCTTGTAATAAAGTTTCCATTGCAATATCAGCATAGTGTGAATAAGTATTAGGAACTTGATCATCATTCCATACACCCCAATATTCTGTAAATGGTGATATATATCTTGAATCAAATAATACTCTTGCAACATTTCTTTTGTTTTGAAAATATTTATATACAAAGTCTGCTAACTCTTTTGATATTGCATTTTTTAAAACACTATATTTATTTTTTTTAAACGACATTTAATACTCCTTTTGGTATTGCTTGGCAGTTCCAGTGTATAAATCTAAATGGGTTATAGCCCATATCTACAATGTACTGATGAGGTAAGTATGATGGAAAAAACATCATTCTACCTGGTTTTACTTTATAGTTAATTTGTGAGGATGCATAAGTTACTTTTGTTCTATCTTTTTCAGGTAAAAGATTCATTACATTACCTGGTCTTGGATCTTCAAACATAGGCAAAGATGTAGACTCATCTGCTTTTAAAAAATAAAAACCAGACATGTGACCATTCCAATGTGTATGTAAAGTATGGTGTCCTCCACCTTTTTTTGCAAACTCTTGTACCCATAATTCTGTAGTAAAAACTTGATAATTTGTTAAATCAAAACCCATTTCACCTAATAAATTATGTGCAGTTGCACCTACATAATTTTGTAATTCTAAAAAATTAGGATCACCAATTAATGATGTTGAATGAAACACATGACCCATATCACCTTTGTCACCAAACTTTTTATTACGTTTATCAATAGTTGGTTTTAATCTTTTCTTTGAATCTTCAATATATGGATCTGATGCTTTATTAAGTTTATCAATAAAACTAGGTTCATCAGCCCACCATATAGGTGATGCAAAATATTGTTCTAAATTTAATTTTTCTGGAAAAGACAATATATTTTCTTTTTTTATTTTTTGTTTTTTAACTTTTGCTTTTTTCTTTTTCATATTCTCCTTTATTTAAAAAGCTTGTAGATTAAACGAGATAGCATATTTACATTTTTTTAAAACATTTTTTTCAGTTTTATGTTTTAAAAAACTAGAAAAAATTAAAAATTTATTTTTTTCTGGTTTAATACTTATATTTATTTCAGGAAAATGTAATGCTTGTTCATGTTTTTCAAAATAAATTATACCTGATAAATATCCAGGAACGTGATCATGTTCAGCTGTAAAGTCATTAAAATTTTCTTTAATACCCCAAGAACTATGTAAGCCACATCTAGATATTTTTTTAAAAGATTTTATAAATTTTATAATTGGTGATAGTAAATCTAAAAATTTATTATTGTTGTTAAAATAAGTCCAATTAGTCATTAAACCTTTTACATTAGTTTTATAATTTTTATTATTATCTTGAGCTACACCTTTATCTATTTCTTCTTTAAAATATTTAAAATCAATGTCTGGAAATAATCCTTGAATAAGAATGTAATCAACAGGCACTTTACCATGATTTGTTTTTTGAATATTCATTTAAATGGATACCCTAAATTCCAAATCACCAAACTGTTACGTTCTCCACTTTTAACTGGACACACTCTATGCCATACAAATGAAGGGAAAACAACTAAAGAACCTTTAGGTAATATTTCTTTGCACTTTACAGGCTTTCTAGGTTTATCGGGATCTAAGTTTCTAAAATCAAATTCTAACTCACCACCTTTATAATCTTTTGGATCAGATAAAGTCACTGTTACAGATAGCTTTCTAATCTTACCATTTGATGGATCACCTTGTTGTCTTTGATAAGGTCTGTCCCAACTATCACAATGCCAATCATAATATTGGCCTTTTCTATATTTTGTAAACTGACAACTTTCTGAAAAATCCCATTCAAAATTCCAACCTGCATTTGCATTTGCTTGATGCACATAAGGTTGTATTTCTTTGTAAACCCA